ATAAGCCTTATCCAATTAATAAGGCTTTTTCTTATTTTAAAGATACTGTTATGTATGCTAATGAAATTAATATGTATTCCAATATCGATAACAAACTTCAAAATGATTATTACCTAAATAGTATACGAAAAGGAAAAAGGTATTCTAAGTGGCATAAAAAAGAAGAAGACGACAAGATTGAAGCCATCATGGAATATTATAATGTAAACTATGCAAGGGCTCGTGAGATTAATAATATATTGACTGATGAGCAACTGACCCTTATAAAAATAAAATTAATAAAAGGTGGCAATAATGTTCAATCTCAATCAATTGGTGGAAATTAGATTAAAAAATCCAGAAGATTTCTTAAAAATTAAAGAAACACTTTCTCGTATTGGTCTAGCATCAAAAAAAGAAAATACTTTATATCAATCTTGCCACATTCTTCATAAACAGGGCAAATATTACATAGTCCATTTTAAAGAATTATTTTTATTAGATGGAAAAGATTCTACTTTGGCAGAAGGTGATATTGCCAGACGCAATAGGATTGTTACACTTTTAGAAGAATGGGAATTGCTTGATATTGTTGATCCAGATAAGGTTGATAATTTGCAGTCTCCTCTCAACCAGATCAAGATCATTCCTTTTAAAGAAAAAAATAAATGGAATTTGGTTACAAAATACACAATTGGTAACAAATATTAATAAAAAAATTATTTAAAATAGCTCCTTCGGGGGCTATTTTTTTGTTGACACGTTGTTTCAGATGTCCTATAAAGGGTCATCAACAACGGAGATATGGACATGCTTTGGATTAGCGAAATCGAAAAAGTTCTGGGTTGTGATGAAGACATGGCGTTTAAGGTTTACGAACGTATGGTTATAGACTTCTCTGAATGTACGAATGAGGAGTTTGAGCGTGAGGTTCGCTTTGCTTACAGCCGCATTCTCAAGGCTGGCAGCACTTTCTACTACATCTGAGGGAGAGAGAAACATGCGTAATCATTGGAAAATCTTTGACTACATCAACGAACTGATCTATCTCGCTGAAATCCTTGAGGTTCCCGGTGCTGCGGATACCATTCAGATCATGCTCAGAGAAATGTGGGTGAAATTTCCCAAAGAATGTGAAAATAATTTCGTTTCTAAGCCAAAAACAGTTGACATCTACTGCTAGATTGCCTAATATCAATCATCAACTGATGGAGACACCACATGCTCACCAAGTCCTCTCTTGTCACCATGATCGACACCGCTGATCAGGAAAAGCTGGCTCGTATCGTTGGGAGGGCTTGTGTTGCCCTCTTTCGTCGCCAAACTGAGGATGAAAAGGCTATGAATGCCGCTGTTGAGAGCAATAACCGTGGTTTCACTCAGGCTGATGCTCGTCAGGGTTCTATCACCGCCAAATATTTCATCAAGAATGGCACCCTGCTGGAATGGCAAGTTAACCAGTGGCTCCGCAAGGATGTTCGTGGAACCGCCCGTATCGTGAAGTACTGGAAGCAACTTTCTGAGGAAGCGGCTAAAAAAGCCGCTTGACACCCTCTGAGGATATGCTAATATCAATCATCAACTGATGGAGAGAGTCATGGATACGAATTCTTACAACGTGGACAAGGTTGGTGGCGTGAAGCTTGGTGATCGTGTTCGCTACACCAGCGCAGCTGGTCTGATCCGTGGTGAGATTGTTGATATGCGTCTGGCGCTCAATGCTGCTAACACCATCGTTCCTTGGGTCACGATCCAGTACATGGACATGTATGCCTACAAGCGTGTCGAGATTTGCGGCACAGAAGATAACTTGAAGATGATGAAGTTCCGTGTTAACTTCCGTGATAAGGAGGTTGCGTAATGGAATACGCTAAGACCGATATGTGCCGCACTATTGAAACCTATGCTAAACGCAAAGGGTTTCCAGATATCCGCTGCTATGTCGTTACCCAAGAGAACGGTACTAAAGAATACGCTATCTGTGATGGTACAGAATGGCTCTACGGAAGCCAGAGCGCAGAGGCTATCGCAGTCCATATCGACATGTTGAAACTGGCTAAGAAGCAGACTTGACAATCCACTGTGATGTGCTATTATGTATTATAGACACTAGCAAACGAGGTATACGATGTCAAAGGTCGCCCAGTTTTTAGGTAAGCATCCTGCTGTTGATGGCTACACGCTCATCTGCGTATTGGACGAGATTAGCCGCAGGGTCCATGTTAGTGCTGATACACTACTGAGTGTGGCGCTTGTTGACTCCAAGGCTGCCAACTTCCTCATCCGTACCGTTGCTAAACTCGAACCCAAGGCAAAGTGATGGACGAAGCAACCTATAAAGTCCTCTTAGAATGCGTGGATCTGATCTTCGATTCTGCTGAAGGACCCGCCGCAACCGTCCTTACCAAACTGGTCGATCTGATCTTTGCGTATGAAGACAAACACTATCCTATTCGCCGTTATATCTGGTTTTACTCCAGATAATGTCGCCATTCTCGTCTAAATGTAGACCAGCCTGTTCAGCAAGTTCTCGAATACGCTCATTCATCACTCAGTCTCCTCATCCAGTTGAGAAGTTCGCCAAATTGATCATTAAGGAATGTGAGCAAGTATCTTTAAAGAATAGCCATCGTGATGATGATATGGGTGCTATTATTGCTAGGAATATTAAACAATATTTTAGAGTTGAATGATGAACGAGCGAATCAAAGAGCTTGCTGACAAAGCTGTGGGAAACAGTTTGTCGTTAATTGAAAGGTTTTTGTTATGATGAAGTATGTGATAGCTTGACTTCTTATCAGAAGTAGGTTATAATACTTAAATGATGAGGAGTTGGTGATGAAGAAACTGAGTGAACACAACAAAGAGCATAGTCTGGTATTTGCCTACAATGGTTATGGTACGCCACCTCAGCGATTTTCTGCTGGCGTAAAGTGTGACGATTGCGATACTGAAATGTACCTGGATAATCCGCATGTGATGCTTACTTCGTATCCTCCACAGCAAACAGTTGTTTGTCCTAAATGCAACAAACATGGATACAAGGTGGTGTGATGAACGAGCGTTTGGAAAACTTCGCTAAAGAAGCTGGTTTGGCTTATATCATGACTCCTGATAAGCCATTCATCAAGGAAGACTTGGAAAAGTTTGCTAAGTTGATCCTTGAGGAATGCATCGGTCTTGTTGGTTACTACGAGTATGGGAATGATGGCGAAGCAGCTGATTTTGCTGATGACGCTATCAAATATCACTTTGGAGTTGAATGATGAAGCTTGCTTGGATTTGTTATAAAGAAGATGATGATGAATGGGCACCTCCTGTCATTCTTTTTGAAGAACCACTTCGATGGAAGTATCTCAAAATTATTCCTATCGTCTATGCTATTTTAGAGGAAACAGAGTAATGATACACATTAGAGAAGAGGGTGAAGGTGTCCAAACAGGATTTAATTTCTATCCCAAGGGCAGCAATCAGGTAGGCTTCGTTTTTAAGTTTGGAAATTTTGTCGCCTGTGCCAGATACAATAAGCATCTTGGCAAGTTTAAGATCAATCGTTGGAGTTGAGTGATGAACGAGCGGTTCAAAGAGCTTACTAAACAGGCTGGATTGGAAATGTGTAGTTGTGGTTGTGATATGCCGACTAGACAAACTGTAGAGTTTGCTGCATTGATCATCAGAGAATGTATCGATGTTTGTGAACAAACACATGATACTTCAAATGGTAAAATGCGTTGTGCTAATGATGACGAGTCTATCCGTATAATCAAGGAACGATTTGGGATTGAACTATGAGATACTTCATCAGACTGACTGTGAACCTTATACTTACCATTGCCTTTGTGTTCTTTATCGATTTTCCCTACACCCCAAATCGAGAATATGTTTATCGTGAATCAGGAGTTGAAGTATGAACGAAAGAATCAAAGAGCTTGCCAAAGAAGCTTACTTTCTTGTTGAAAATGATAAGGTTTTCTCACCTGATGCTTTTGATTCAATTGATGTTGAGCTTCAAGATTTTGCTGAGTTGATCATACAAGAATGTATGGATGTTGTTGGTTCAAGCCGAAACGGTTACGCCAAATTGGCTAAACACTTTA